GATGATGCTGATAGTGCAACCACTTTTGCTTCATCAAATTATTATCTTGATAATGTAAGTGTTCCATCAAGAATAGTGCTTAGAAAGGGTGCTAGTTATCCATCTTCATTAAGGGTAGCCAATGGTATCGAAATTAAATATGTGGCTGGATATGGAGCAACCACAGCCGTTCCATACGACATAAAGTCAGCATGTTTGGCTTATTCGGCATATTTGTTCGAACATAGGGGTGATTTGCTAGATGGCAAAAGAGTCTTAGCTCCAACAAGTGCGACCCAATTATTACACCCATATAGAGTTAAATCACTATCAACCCACCCATACAGAGGACAAGCAACTTATAGAGGAATGTTTGGTTAATGATTGGAGAAATGCGAAACAAGATTACAGTACAGACGTTAAGTGGTGGTACTGATTCTGGTGGTGGTCAAGCGACTAGCTATGGTAGTGATGTTACAGTTTGGGCAAAAGTAGAAAACTTATCAGGCACGCAGAGTTCTTTTGGCGATCAGATACAAGACCGAGCAAACTATAGATTCACTATCAGATTTTTATCAGCCATAACTGCCAAGCACCGAATCAGTTACAATTCCAAGACATTTAATATTCAACATATAACGTCAGTTGATGAAGGCAAAGAAAAGTATCAGATCATACAAGCTGAAGAAGGAGTAGCTACCTAATGACAGTTAAAGTAAAAGTAGAATCCAAGATGAAACAAAATACTGATAAAGCTATGGATATGTATGATGAAAATACTGCAAGACATTTAAACAGAATTGCTAACCATTTCCGTAATCAAATTACAAAAGCTATGCAAAGTTCTAAGGGTGGCAGAACATATGTTGTTACTAAATCTGGTAAAACCCATACAGCATCAGTAAAAGGCAATCCACCAGCAGTCAATACAGGAAGATTGGTTAATAGTTTTTTTGTAAAGCCAGCAACAAGGGCAAGAAATTTTTCTTCAATTGAAACAAAGGTTAAATATGCTGGTTATCTAGAAGATGAGCAAGGCTTAGATAGACCCTTTATGAGTGAGAGGTCTGTTCCTTTTAAAAATACTAAACAATATGCTAATAGAATGTCCAAAGATATTAAACTTAACAAGGTTAAAATAACATGAGCTTTCATTCTTTTGATTTACAAGCAATATTATACTCAACCTTAGATGGCGATAGTACGCTAGATGGTATTGTTGGTAATAACAAAATCTTTGATAATGTGCCACAAGACACAGCTTATCCTTATGTTGTTATTGGAAATATTAGCGTTGTTAACAGAGGAACGAAAACTTTAGACGGCAATGAGTACTCGGTTGATGTTGATGTATGGTCTGAATACAGAGGTAAAAAAGAAATATCAGATGCTATGGAAAGAATATATGAGCTTTTGCATGATACAAGTTATTCTGTATCTGGTGCTGATATGGTAGTAAGTCAAGTTAGGAGTACGATCACTCTGGTAGAAAATGATGGAATTACTAGACATGGTGTGCTAACTTTATCGGTGATTGTGTATGATAATTAATTTTTTAGGAGATAGATATGGCAGTTCAAAAGGGTAGTGCCTTACTGGTAAAAGTTGGAAACGCTGCTTCGCCAGAAGTTTTCGCAACGATTGCTGGTTTAAGAGATACAAGTATCTCAATAAATGCAGAAACAATAGATGTAACTAACAAAGATTCAGCAAGAGTTAGAACATTATTAGCTGACGCTGGAATCAAGTCATTCAGTATAAGTGGCTCTGGTGTTTTCACAGATGCAGCAAGTGAGCAATTAATTTTGACAAACTTTAATGCAGCAACTTTTTTAAATTATCAATTCTTAGTGCCTAGTTACAATACCTTCACAGGTGCGTTCCAAGTAACAAGTATTGAATATTCTGGTGCTTACAATGGTGAAGTTTCTTATTCTATGAGTTTTGAATCTGCTGGTGCAGTTACAATAGCAACAGTATAATTAGGAGATAACTATGATTTATCAAGTAATTAATAATGTAGCATTAGCTTATACAGACAGTTCAGGAACAACAAGTGCATTAACGATTCCAAGTGGTGTTGTAAGATTATGTCCGACAACTGCTTGTCATATAAGTATTAATGCAGCTTCAGGCACAGACGCAACAGCAAATGATATGCACATTGGTATTGGCGAAGAAGCTTTCGTTGCTGTACCAACAGGATATTTTATATCTGCAATTAGAACGTCTGCTAGTGGTACACTAACAATTCAAGCAATAGATATTGGGAGACCATAATGTGGGAACTAAAAGCGATAGAGATAGGTAGTAAAAAATTAGATGCTCAAGTTAACGTCAATGATACACACGTTGAAATAGAAGCACCTTATTTTAAAACTTTTAAAGATACAGATTCAGTAAAAATTGATAAGCAGACATACACAATCAAAACTGCCGTCAATGTTGCAGATAGAAACGAGACTATAATCATTACAACAATGGAGAAAGACAATGAGCATAAACAAGTTAAAAGCGGAAAAGCTACTGACGTTTAATGACGGAGTAGAATATAAAGCACGAATGAGTCTTGATACTATTATCAGGATAGAGCAAACAATGGGAGTATCTATTCTGAAAGTTGGAAATTTACTTGCAAGTGCTGACATAACATTAACTCAAATAATTCAGGTGATAACATTAGCTATTAGGGCTGGTGGTAATGATGTTAAAGAAAAAGATATAAAAAAATTGATAGCTGATATAGGATTATTAGAAGCTATTAAAATGACAGGTGAATTAATTTCTTTAGCATTAAATGTAGACGATAGTGCTGAAAATGATGATGAAAAAAAAAGCGAGGAAGTAACAAGCTAGATGAAGATGCTGAATTGCCTTATCAACGCTGGTTAGAAGTGTGCGTTGGAATGATAGGAATAAGTCCTAAAGAATTTTGGGATTCGAGCATTTCAGAGATAACATTTGCCATTAAAGGATTTAGTGAGTTCAATGGTAATGGGCAAGACAAACCAATGAGCAAAGATGAATTAGAAAACTTAATGGAGTTAAACCCAGACGACTGATGGCAACCGAACTAGATAAGCTAATAGTAAAAATTGAAGCAGACCTTTCTGGTTTAAAAAAGGGAATGGCTCAAGCAAATAAATCCGTTGAAAAGTCTAGCGGAAATATGTCTAAAAGTTTAGGCAATCTTAGTAAATCACTTCAAAAAGTATCAGTTCGTGCTGTAAAAGTAGGTGCTGTTTTAGGCACTGTTTTAGCTGGGGTTGCTATAAAAGGTTTTATTGACGTTGGTATTCAAGTTGAAAATTTACAAGTTAGATTGAAAGCTCTTTTTGGCTCGGCAGCAGAAGGAACAAAAGCTTTTGAAAATATGGTTGAGTTTGCTGGTAAAGTACCATTTACATTGAATCAAATTCAAAGTGCTTCTGGAAATTTAGCTGTAGTTGCAGATGACGCTGACCATTTAGCAGAAATATTAGCAATTACTGGTAATGTTGCTGCTGTTACAGGAATGGATTTCCAACAAACAGCCGAACAAATTCAAAGGTCTTTTTCTGGTGGTATCGCAAGTGCTGATGTTTTTAGAGAAAAAGGTGTTAGAAGTATGTTGGGATTTAAAGCTGGAGCAACTGTTTCTATAGAGGAAACTGTTATAGCATTTAGAAAAGTATTTGGCAAAGGTGGTAAGTTTGGAAATATGACTGATGAACTTGCTGGCACTTTGACAGGTACTATCTCAATGATTAAAGATAAATTTTTTGGTTTTCAGTTAGCAGTTTCAGAATCATTTTTTGCCGAGCTAAAAGTTCAATTTGGTGATTTAAATAAATTCTTAGAAAAAAACAATGAAAAAATAAAAGAAGCTGGAAGGGCTATTGGAGAAACTTTAGCTAAAACAGTTAGATTTATGGTAGACAACATAGATAATATAAAAACTTTTTTTAAGGTGTTTGCTGGTGTAGCAGTAATTAATTCATTAGCAAGATTAACTGCAAGTATACATACTTTGACTGCTGCTATGATGCTCAACCCAATAATCTTAACTATGGTTGGAGTAGGTGTTGCTGCTGGAATTGCTGTATATGGTGGAACAGCATTAGCTAAATTTATGCTTAGTTTTAGAGAAGATGTTAAAGAACTAAATGTGGAAATGTCAGAGCAAGAAAAGAAATTTGGAAAAATGCAAGATAATTATATGCAGATGGTTAGTGGTACATCAGACAAACAAGTCCAAGATGCTTTTTTTAATGCAAATCGCAGTATTGACCCAGTTCGAAAAAAAGAAGTTGAAACGCTAGAAGAAGAAGAAGCTGCTGCAAAGAAAAAAGCAAAGACTTTGGCAGAAATTATAAAAATAAATAATATGATGGCACAAGGTCAAGGTGCTTTAATGGTTATGAATAATAAAGTAATAGGAACGCAAACAGACGCAACCATAGCAACTGAAGTGGCAGCAGAAGCAAGAGGAGCAGCGTTCGAAAAAGAAATGGAACAAATTGCTATTTTAAACGAAGAATTTGAAGAAATCGGAAAATCAATATCAACTGCATTTGGTGAAGCAGTTGTTAGTGGAAAAGATTTTAAAGATTCTATGGTAGATATATTTCAAAGTGTTGCACAGCAAGTAGTGGGATTAATATTTCAATTGCAAGTTGTTGACCCATTATTAAGGTCAATCAAACAATCTATGGAAGCATCACAAGCGTCTAGTGGCGGAAGTTTTTTAGGAAGTTTATTTAAAGCTACTTTAGGAAGTATTGGTGGTAGTGGTGGTGGTCATATAGATTCTGGCTCAAACTTTGCTGGTGGTTATGGTAGAGCTGGTGGTGGAAGTGTGAATCCTAATATGCCGTATATGGTAGGAGAGAGAGGAGCAGAAATGTTTGTACCTAAATCTGCTGGAACAATAGTACCAAACAATCAAGTAGCTGGAGCTGGTGGTGGTGGCAATATTGTCATAGAGCAGAACTTAAACTTTGCTACAGGTGTATCACAAACAGTAAGAGCCGAAGTGATGAACTTACTTCCAGCAATACAACAATCAACATTATCAGCAGTTCAAGACGCTAGATTGCGTGGTGGAACTTTTGCTAAAGACTTTGGAGCATAAAAATCGCAGAGCCTACTTTTCCAATTGTTATGCCTACAACTCCAAACTTCATAAGAAGTGAATGGGGTATTGCTAGAGCCGTTGCACAATCACAAAGTCCATTTACTTATTCAACACAAGT